CTTGGATAACATTTATCCGAAACATGGTCCCGGCGTTGTTTCCACTGGGGAAACACCTTGGGACAAATACATGTTTAGGAATGTTTCTAGTCGGATTACGGACGTTTATCCTTTCGACGCATATTTCTGTGCGTCGGTAGGGCACGTCTGTGATACGTATCGGGAGTTTAACCCCGGTACAGCCAGTCTTCCTGCTCAAGTAATACTTGTGCCGAAGGACTCGAGGGGGCCGCGTCTGATCTCCTGCGAGCCATTGGATAACCAATGGATTCAGCAAGGCATCAGGGCCGCCCTGTATAAACGTGTCGAAAGTCATCCTCTCACTCGAGGGAATGTCTTCTTCACGGATCAACAGCCAAATCGCGACATGGCCCAGGTTGGGTCATGTAACGGTCATCTAGCGACACTTGACCTCAAGGAGGCAAGTGATCGTATAGGGCTGGAGTTAGTTCGCCTGCTGTTTCCTCCTGAGCTAGTGCTCAGACTGGAATGTTGCAGGAGCGAGTCGACAGTATTACCAGACGGTTCGGAGATCAAACTTCGAAAGTTTGCTCCGATGGGATCAGCACTGTGCTTCCCAATCATGGCCCTAACGGTTTGGGCCTTGTTGTACGCTGGTAGTCTCGATGCAGGTGTCCGCGAGGACATTTGCGTGTACGGTGATGACGTGATCGTCCCAACGGCTTACGCCGACGACGCGATCACAATCCTTGAATCGGTTGGCTTATTAGTCAATCGAGACAAGAGTTGTACCAAAGGGTTCTTTAGAGAATCCTGTGGCATGGATGCCTACAAAGGCGTCGATGTCACTCCCGTCAAAGTTAAGACGGTTTGGACGTCAGTACCCAGCCCTGATTCCTTCGTGAGTTGGATTGAATATGCCAACTCGTTTTACGATAGGAAGTTCTACGGAACCTACGATTATATTGTAGGGCAGTTGGCTTGTCTTTACTCGCCAATTGCTGACAGTTCGAGTGTAAACTCGCCTGTAAAGCTCCGTGAACCGGCTGAAACCAGGAGCTCACCTCCGAAGCGTTGGAACAAATCCCTACAGAGGGAAGAAGTCTACGCTACGGAGACTGAGCCGCGCGCCGTAAGGCGAAAACTGCCCGGATGGAATATGTTGATGCGCTTTCTTATAGAAAGCTCGTCTGCTGATGTCCTTTGTGAGGTTGTTAAGCCAGCGCGTTTCTGGGAGGTTGGGGACCATGTGTTCCCAAAACCTTCGC